ACAGCCGGAGGTATGGGCGGGAGGGGCAGAGGCTGGCGACGGGGAGACCTGCGCCGCTCGGCGATCGTCGCGGCAACGGGGTCAAACTCTTGGGAAGCAGCGCGTGATTCCATCTGACGCAGCAGATCAAGCGGCGGCCGGGGCGGAAGCGGGAGGGATCCAGACATTACCACTTCACCTTATTAGCCCAATAGGCCGCGCTGCTGGTGCCCTTGGCGATGTTGGCAGAATGCCGCGCCTTGAAGTTGGCACGCTTGGTCTTCATCCGGTCCGATTCGCCTTCCTTGGGCTTGCCGGCGGTCTTGGCGCCCTGCTCACCAAAGCGAATGACTTTCTCTTTGCTGTCGTAACACGCCTTCACGACGTGCGACTTCTTCGGGTGGTCAGGCGTGCGGCGCGGCTTGTTGCAGGCCATCGCGTCCTTATCCACGCGGCTGCTCATTTCTTGCGGGCCGCCCGCATATTGTCGATCATGTTCGGGTAAGGCCGCCCGGCCGCCTTGGCCATAGCCTTCGCGGAAGCCTTCTGATCGTCAGACAGGCCTTTCGGCTTACCCAGACCTTTGGGGCGGGCTTTGTCCCAGATGGGCTTCTTAGACGGCATACGGGTTTACCCTTTCGCGCTTGTATTCCCGCGGCTCGTCACGTTCACGAGCCTGAGGCAGATCGAACCAGCCTTCGTTCTTTAAGAATATCACGGCCTGGGTCGTACAATCAACATAATCATCATGCTCGGCCACCGGGAATTTTGCCAGTTGTTTCATAAACGCCTGCGCCCAGCTTACCGGCTGCCCTCGGTTCTTACCGCTTTCGGGTAGCCAGAGGAAGCCCATTTCCAGCGTAGGCGAGGCCTGGTGCGCCCGGCTGATCTTATCGGCGTTGCCTGGGTTGTACCCAATGGCCGGCACCTTGGCCAAGCGCAGATCCTGCAGCAGGGACTGCCCAGAGGCCTTGGCTTCCACCAGGATCCGGTCAGCCCGGCGGGCGGTGCGAAGGCCATCCTTAACCGTCGTGCCGCCATACTCGGTTGACCAGTCCTTGATCACCCTGGACCGCAGTTCGGGGTAGCTGAGATGCTCGTCCCAGGCGTCGATCAGCATGGCGTTGCGCTGGCTGTTGTGGGTGAAGATGCCCCAAACCGTACAGGCGGTGGGGTCGCCCGAGGTTCGCTCGGTGAAGGCGCAGTCATACGACTGCAGGATGTACTCAAATTGCGGCAGCCCCTTGTCGGCCGGCCAAAGCTGGAACTCCTTGGTTTTGAGGATGCCGCCCGTGCTGGGAACCGGATCCTGCTGCAACTGGCCGGAGGTGCCGTAGGTGCCAAGTAGCTGTTTTAGCTCGGTGATTTCCTTGGGGCCAAAACGCTCTGGGCAGATCAGTTCGCCCTTGCTCTGCCGCGGATCGTAGGGGCCCAGGCTGGTCTTGCGGCGCGTGCCATCCCACTCGGCGGGGATCATGAGGTGCTCCCACCCGCCGATATCCTCAAGGATGTGGCCGCTGATGTCACGCTCATGCAGGCGCTGCATGATCGTCACCATGGCATCCTTTTTGGGATCGTTGAGGCGGGTTGACCAGACCATATCAAACCACTCAAGCGCGCTATCGCGGATCACGTCTGACTGGGCTTCTTGGGCGCTGTGCGGATCGTCTAGGATCAGGCGGCTGCCGCCCTCGCCCGTGGCCGTGCCGCCCACAGACGTCGCGATCCGGTAGCCGGTCTTATCGTTCTCAAACCTTTGCTTGGCGTTCTGATCACCGGCAAGCTTAAACATGTGGCCCCACCGCTCCTGATACCAGGGCGATTGGATCAGGCGGCGCGCCTTTAGGTTGTCGCGGATGGAAAGGTTGCCGGAGTAAGAAGCACACAGATATTTGTGCGACGGATCAGTGAGCCATTCCCACATGGGCCACATCACGCTGACGACGATGGATTTTGAATGCCTCGGCGGAATATTGATCAGCAGCTTGCGGATCTCGCCGGCGGTGATTGCCTCCAGATGCTCGCAGATTTCCTCAATGTGCCAGGACGGGATGAATGGCACCCCAGGCTCAACGACGTGCCAAGCCTGCTGCACAAACTCATACAATGACGCAGAGGCAGCCCGGCGCTTTTGCTCGCGCTTGATGGCATCCAGCAGCACCTCCGGCTTGAGCGTGGCGTTCATTCCTTCTTGCCGGCGGCCTTCCCTAGCAAGTTCTGCATCTGGTCAAGCTCGGCATCGGAGAGGCCCTTCAGATTGGCATCAATCTTGATAGGCGGCTCCTTATCGTCACCCGAATGCACGAGGTGGTTTGTTTCCCGCCACCGGCCTCGCGTTTTCATCCAAAAGATTGCGGCAGCCACTGACCCTTGCTCACGGCTGGTAGCGATACTGAAAAGATTCTGGGCGACAGCCGAATTGACGCGAGAAACTCCGTTCTCAAGCTCGTCGGCAAAGTATTTTTTCAGCGTACTTTCGGCAATCCCCATAATTTTTGCGATTTGTTCTTGCGTGATCCCAAACCCCACCATCCGCTCCACCTGCTGCCGGTCTTTATCGTCCACGACAAAAGGCTGATTGCCTGGTCTTTTTATAGGGGGCGCCAATTCTTGCGGTGGTTTTTCCTGCTTGGGCATCATATCACCGTAAATTTTCAAGTTTATAGAGCGTGGTCATGTGCAGCGCGGTCAGGTCGTCCAGGATATTCTCCAAGGCTGGGACGCCCTTGCAGATGGCGCTGCGGTTTTCGTTAAGCCAGAGGAGTTCATCGTTTATCATCTTGATAATGTTGTCAGTTTCGCTGAGATTCACGAGCCCAAAGGCGCCTTGGTAGGCTTCGATTAGGTCGTCCAGCTTGTCGATTACGCCCTCATAATAGCCGCCTAGGGCTTTGTGCTGGGCGTAGGAATTGGTTTTCCAATGTTCTAGGTGCGCCGCGTTGCGGGCATCGAACATGCGCTCAATCAGGTCTTTGATCATGGTTCACCCCGTAGGTTCTACATATTGTAGGGGTTGTGGTGGTTTGCCACAAGGAAAAGCTTTGTTTTAATCCGCTGGCCGCTCAACTACGTTCAGCACCTTTCCATCTGGCCGGGTGACTGTGAATGGGGGCTTGGTGAAGCCCTCGCGGGTGAGGGGGGGCTTGGGCAGGGTGATCCATGTGCCGCCCTCGTGGTCAAGCCAATAGCCCCAGATGGTGTCTGACATTTTAGTTCTTTTCCTTTAGAAATGCGAGGTTGAGAAAGATTCCAAGGATTGTTGAGATTATGAGCATGATGGGTAATGCTATTACCCAGAGTATTACGAAGATTGAGAACCCCAAGAATCCGTGTTGGGTTGCGATGCCGAGGATGCTGATTGCGCCAGCGAGAGCCCAGCCTGCGACGTACCACCCCAAGAGTAATATTACGGCGATGGCCGCAATTATGATGTATTGGTCGTCAGTCATTCTGTTTATCTTTCATGAGTTCAAGCATGCGGATGACGGACACGGGCACTTGAGCCCTGCCGCTGGTCCAGGCGTACGCGCTGGTGCGGTGTACGCCGGCTTCTGTGGCCAACTGGTCTGTGGTGAGGTTAATTTCCCTGAGCAGGCGTTTGAGGTGCTCGGGGCTGGTGTTTATGCGGGTGGTGATCACGTCGAAATTCCTTTTAGGAAATTAAAAGCCAGAGCAGCAGCGTTACGAAAAAAACGCTGATGAGGAAGCTGTCGAAGGTGGTGATCATTTTTGAATTTCCTTCAACGCATCTTCGGTGAGGCGTAAGGACATTTTAAGATCGGCCAGAGCGATGTTCCGGTGATAGCCGGGAAGGCGATCAACGATTCGGCGCAAAACATGGTTAAGATATCCTGCGACATAATCCTCGCCCATATTTTTTGTTTTGGCGCAAGCCAGCAAGGCTTCCGTCAGGGCATCGGCGGGGTGGGGCTCTTTCATGAGGTTTCTCCTTATTCCGCCGTTTTGGCTTTGACGCGGAGGGTGGTCACGACGCTCTTTTTGGTGCAGGCGGCGATTTGCTCGGCGGTAAGGTAGGACTTAGCGAGGGTTTGGTCGAAGGTGGCGCGCTCGGAGAGGGTCACCTTGATGTCGGCAAATTCGCCGGTCACGGTGTCGGCGCCGGAGGCAATGATGTCGTCGCGCACAGTTTTGAGCTCAGCTTCGAGCTCGTCAATGCGGGCCCTGAGGGTGGCGTATTTGTCGGCGGGGCAAAGGTTGTCGAGCATTTTGATTTCTCCTGTTTGGTTTTTGATTACTGGATCACGATGCGGTTTGCGGCGCCACGGCTGCGCTGTGCGCCAGTCCAGCCGGTGACGAATTTCCATTCGCCCTCATCAAAAAAAGCCTCGACGTATTGGATCAGGCAGCGGCTGCGATATGAGTTGGGAACAAAGCCTTGGGCGCTGTACACGCGCACGCGCTTCTTGGCTTGCGGCAGCGCGGCGATGGCCTCTTGGACTTCGTCGGCGCTGATTGCGCGGCGGGTGGACAGGCCCGGCTTGCCAAAATGTGCTGCGAGGGTGGCGATGATTTGGTTGGTCATTTGAGTGTCTCCTGTTTTTCGGCTTAATTGCCTTGAGGAGACTTATACCCATTATAGCGATCCGCTACAAGCCCCTTTTTTGATATTTGGCAATTTTTTATTTTTTTACGAAAATCCCCCCGGCAGCAGCCGGGGGTAGGTTAAGACAGGAGAACGGCGCTTTGTGGGCGCCGGCCCCATCTTATGCCGAGGGCGCGTCTGCCTGCAATGCTTTTTGCAGCAGGGCATCCTGCCGATCTATCTCGCGCTCTATCCTGGCAATTTCGAGCATCGTGCGTTGGTGGGCGAGGGTATCGCCGGCGGCGAGGTCTTGCTTGGCGCGATCGTGCAGGTGCGGCAGCCGGTAGCGTATGGATTTTGGGCTGTTCATCAGCCGATCGAGCACGCTTGGGTCCAAGGGGTTCACGGGAAACATTAATCCAGCCCCAGCAATGCGCGCGCTTCGCGGTTAGCTACTTTGGCGCGGATTATCTCATATTCCAAGTTGCTTGGCTGGATGCGTTTGAAGAGTTTTTCTGCTCGGCTGAAATGAGGCATGAGATCAGCCATATCAAGGTCAAGATCACGAGGATCAGCGTCGTCATAAATGAGCCTAAGCCGGGCAGTTCTGAATTTTTCATCCATTGTGTCCTCCTATGTGAAAAGCAGCAGCAGGATTATCCCCGCGGCCATTGTCCCGAAAAAGCTGCACCCCATAATCAGCAGCAGGGCCAGCACGGCTGCTGTGTGTTTACGCATTGGCGTTTCCTTTTGTTGCCACCCACCGGGCGAGCAGCGCAGCTTCTGCCCTCCCGTCGTCTTTTGCCCTGTCAAAATCCCGGCACCCTGGCCAGAAGCGTTGGGCCATCTGCCGAGCAGCGCCCTTGTCGGCGGGGACGCCCGCTGCCCGCTTCCAGACTGAGGGGCGGTAGAATGACGTGGGCATGCGGAGGCCCGCACAGACACCCGCCAGGATGCCTGCTGAATACCCAAAATTGAACATTGAAGTGACGCCCTGGCCGGGCATGGCGCCGACATCTTCAATCGCCACCATTTTCGCGTCGTCGTAGTCTTCAAGCAAAGCCACCAGCATCTGGGGGCTGACTTTCTTTTTGCCGTTGACCTCAACCGTTGGCATGTCCGCCACCCGGATCAGGTGGCCGTCATCTGATACCCAGGCGATGGCCCCAGACAATCCTGGGTCAATCCCGAGGATCATGACGTGTGTCCTGCTGCTTGTCCATGTTCAATCCACCTTCAGCTTGGCCAGCAGCACGGTGCCGACTGGGTCACGGCGCTGGGCCGTCGCGTACGCCCCGTCTGCCTTCATGTGGCGGAGCATGCGGTATTGCTCGTAGGGCATGGTGGGCTCCCACTCGCCTTTGCCGTTGGGCCTGACGGCCACGATGATCCAATCGCGCCCCACGTCCTCCAGGCTCCCTGCGCGGGCCTGTGTGGCCACCGGAGGGCTTGCTGGGGGCATGGTAGCCTTTAATGGCTGCTTGGGCATCAGAAGCGCTCCTGAGCGGCTTTGCCGAGGGGTGTGTCTGCCAGCTGCCCGAGGGCGGCGAGGTAGGTCTCCAACAAAGCCTCGCGCTCTTCGCGCTTGGCTTCGTCTTCCGCCCGGCGTTTGATGATCAGGCGGATGGTGGGCGCGTCATAGCCGGCCGACTTGGCCTCCTTGTAGATGTCCTTAATGTCGTCGCCCAAGGCTTTACGCTCTTCCTCCAGCCTTTCGATCCGCTCAATGATGCTGAGCAGGCGTTTGGCCGTGTTGACGCTGTTGTGTCCGATATCGCTCATGTGTGTTTTTCCTGTCAGTCCAGCCATACGCCCGTGGCCGGGGTCGGGTTGCGTTCTGGCGCTTCGTCGGCGATGGCGTCGCGTTCTGCTGCGTCCACCGGATCGTCAATCGTGAAGTGCCGAATCCTGATCATGTCCGGGGCGGGGTGGCAGTTGCAGCACCTCCAGCCCAAGTGGGGGGCGCCCAGCTCCGTCCAGAAGCGGATGCCGCCCCCGCAGGGCTTGCATGCCCCGCCTGGCGGCATGGGTAGCGGGTCGCTCCATCCAATGTATTGCATCTCTGGTCCAATCTCCCATGCTTTCCGCCACCGGGCCAAATCCCTGGGCGATGCTTGAATTGCTAAATGCGCCAGAGTGGGCGCCTTCTTCTGTGGCCTGCCACGTCCGCCACCTACCTTACCCATTATTCCAATCCTCCTTAGGCTCCGCAGCGACAGTAGGCGCGACAGCGGGGCCGTCAGGCCCCCCCGCGCTAGCGGGTGGAGCGCCTACTGTTGCGCGGTCAGCCGCAACTAGGCTTCCAATCCGATCCACCTTCAAACTCATTCTACCTCTCCTTCTGCTACCTGTTACTCAGCTACTGTTTATTTATTTTTTTTTTTTTTAGGATTTTTCTCTTCTTCTCATTTTACTCCCTACTGGTGTTTCCGGGGCAGGCTTTCTGCCCGGAAACCAGTACCCCGCGATCTGTATTTACTGGAGCGCGTGCGCCACCGTGTTTGCTCCAGTAAACAGATTTCCTTATAAGGCAATTTTACTGGAGCATTCAATGTTTTCAATGACTTAGCCTGCTCCAGTAATTTTACTGGAGCAGAATGATATATTTCAATGACTTGCGAGGCGGTATTAACGTCACGCGTCAGCATTTCTGGTTGTTTCCATTTCTTACGCAATCCGCCTTGCTCCAGTAAATGCTCCAGTAAACTGGCCATTTTATTTACTGGAGCAGTTACTGGAGCAGGCATCAAACCCCCTCCTCTTCAGGGCCCACGGGCCTTGATGGCTGCTGCATTTCCATGAATTTTGTCCTATTTACCACATAGGACGGTCTCGGCCTGCGGGTGTCTGGCTCAATCACATTCTTGTCAAGTGCAACCGCGCCGCCCTTAACGCAGGCGTCTAAATATTGCCTGATCAGCTTCTCATCGGCGCCGATAATCTCGCTCAACCAGCGGGGCGCGTAATCATTACTGAGGTGGTGCGCCCGGCACCGCTCTGGCCCGGCCTCCAGCATCAAGCGCAGGATCTCAACCTTCATCTCGCCGGTTAATGCGGCGATGCGGTCAGGCGGCGTCCAGGGCAATGCCGCGGCCACCTGCTCGCCATTGGGGATGGTATGGCTGGTAAGCTGATACCAAGCCGCTTCCCCCAAGGGGGTGTAATTCGCCTTGGCATTGTCGATACGGATGAAGGACGCCTTCTCTGCCGGGGGAATGCCCAGTGCCTGCGCCTCTTCCTCAGTCATCCGGGTTAAAGTTAGGACAATACGGGCGGCACCCTGGAGGGCAGAGGCGCCGCGCATCCGGTCCACATCCCCGGCAATCCCCACCCCTTTGCGATCATGGTGGAGGATGACCACCGCAATATCCAGTTCTTTCGCCAACTGGCGAAAAGCGGCCAGGATGCTACGCATCGCAGTGTTGTCATTCTCTTCTGCGGTGTGGAGTTCGGCTAAAGGATCAACAATCACATAGTCTGCCCGCTGCTCAACGATTATCGCCTTAAGGTCATCCAAGGCATCTGTGGGCGTCACATCCCCGGTGGTGGGGTCACGCTGGAACAGGGTGCCCACGCCCTCTGGGCCAACCCTGATGACCGACTTAAGGGCTTCTTTTGGGATTGCCCCAGAGGCGCCCACAAAAGCCGTGTAACGCCGCCGCTGCTCGTCTTTATCGTCTTCCGTATTGTAATTTATCCCACGCAGCGGGCTGATTGGTGCGGCCTTCCCATACTGGATGCCGGCAGCAATTGAGGTGGTTAGGCCGACGACGTAGCTGGATTTGCCCCCGGCGCCTTGGCCAGAAAGGAGGGTTACGCTGCCACGCAGGGCGACACCCGGCACCAGCCACGGCCGGGTGGGGATATCCCCAAAGTCGTCTGCATCGTCCATCCACAAGCCCTGACGCGGCTTTGGCGTGACAGCATCAACAAAAGGGTCGCGGTCTGGCAGATCCCACTTCTTCCGGCCACCATCGATCATGGCCTGCAACTCTTCGTGGGTCTGCCGGAGCGTGAACCCTGGCAGCGTCAAGGATGGGGCAAAGAGGTGTATCTCCTTGTCGGACAACCCCCGGTTTAGCCAGGATGCCACTAAACGCAGGACGCTACTGTGCCACTGGCCGGGCTGCCGAGCCGCGGTGATCAATTCGCTGATGGGCGCATTCTGGCGGACAGGCGCCTGCCAAGGCTTTTCGGCTGGCTCTACTGGCTCCTGATAATTCGCGCTGACGGCCAAATCAGCGGCGGAAATTTCGTGATTTACGCCCGAGGGCTGAGAATTTACGCTGAGCGGCGCAATTTCGGTGCGAATTACGTTCAGCAATTCATTGGCGTGTAGCCGCTTGCTGCGCTGATCCGCGGGCCACAAAAGCTGCGTGATTTCAGCCAGTTTACGGCCTTTCTTCACAGGCCACGCGATGCTGCCGGGCAGGCGCATAAGGCGGGTTGGATTGACCACAGCAGGGTCGCCGCCGAAAAATTGCGCCAATCCGCCGTTCAATTCGCGCACGATGGCGGGATCTGTGATGGGCTCGTCTACCGGCCAGAATGTCTGGCCGCGCACTTCCGGGTCGCGCCCTGTGATCACCAGATAGGCGGGTTTGAGCGGCAGCGGGTGGCTCGATAGCCGCGCCACGCTGCCAGCGTCGTCGTGGTCTATGTGTGCGCCAGGGGCCTGGAGGAAGTGGTCGTCAGTGGTGGGGCCGGGCCTATCCTTTAGGGTGCAGACCCGAAAATAGACGTTGGCGCCCGGCTTGGTGTTGACCTCGTAGGCGAAGGTCACAAGCTCCTCAATCTCGTCCAGTTCAAAACGCTTGAACCTGTTGAGGGTTTGGGTGTGTGGATCGCGCCAGCCGAGTTCAATCTGGCCTTCAGTGCAAAGGGAAAACCAGAATGTCAGGGCATCGTGCATGGCGTCTGCATTCGGCCTGAGGCGATCAGGGAATGCTGAGATATCGGCCATGGACCCTCCAGAAATTTTCTATTGTTGGGGAAAGACCCCTCCCCGTGAAGGGAGGGGCTTCGTTACTTAGAAGGGGATCTCGTCGCCCTGCGCGGGTGCGGCAAAGTCTTCCATACCAGCAGCAGCCGGGCCAGCGCCAAAGTCTTCGGCGCCTTCCATGGCTTGCGACCAATCCATCTTGCGGCCCAGGGGCTCGCCACGCTTGGTGATGGTCACGCCATTGAGCCCGGCGGAAACACCTTTATTGCCAGCCGTTTCATAGGCGTAGAAGTTGGCAATCACGCTGCCATAATACCCCGACACAAGATGCTCGGGCGGGCAATTCACGATTTTACCGCCCATCATGATTTTGGCGTCAACGGCCCTCTTGCTGGAGACATTCATGTAATAGGAACCGCGGAACTCCTCGCCGCGCACATAATTTCCGTCAGCGTCCTTCTCATCGCCATCACGCACCGGAGAGCGAAGATTTGTAGGCGGCTTGGCACCCCAGCGCGCCTCTTTGGCTGTTTTAGACGCATCGCGAATAAGAGCCAAATTCGCCGTATCCGTCTTGGGGACGATAACTGTGACGCTGTATTTCGGCTCAGCGCCTTCGGCCGCCGCGCGCGGCTCGATCAGGTGCATATAAGCCAAACGGACGTTTTTGATCGTGATAGAAGTTGACATAGTTTACCTCGTTTTGAACGTGATGTGCGGATAGCGCCGCACCGCTTTTCGGTTCAAACCCCGAAAACCTCTTTACCAAGCTGGCGAGTATATTCGTCAGACCAGTAAAAGCTGTTATAATTTGGCACGCAGGCGCGGATCAGCTTTTCGCGATCGTCGCTCAGTGCCAAGAAATTCTGCATCCGAATCGCAACCTGACGCAAATCCTCTACATATCGTGGCGCATCTTCCAGCGCGAACACCATCTCTTGTGTCGGGCTGAAGTAAGCCACGCGGCCGGTGCAGTTTGTGCCGTGAATGTAGAGCCCGACTTGACGGCGGTGGGGCTGCTCAATGTCGGAGGGCATGCGGAGCTTACTTTTAATGTCGAGCCTGATGCCGTGCGTTGTCCAGCCGAGATCGACAAAGCCAATGAATGGCACGGGAATGTCGGGCAGCGTGACTTCAATCTTTTGCTGGATTTCGTCGGGGATCCCGGCAACGCGCAGTTTCTTGATGCCCTGCTCGACAATACCTAAAATGGCTGCGCGTTCTTTTAATGCCTTGGGGGTTTTGCTCATGGCAGAAAGACTGTCGAATTGGTCAAGCGCGATTTGCTGGGCCTCGACAATTGGCATTGCAGGCTGAAGCAGGCCGGCCACGATGCCCGATTCGGATGCCGTGCCGCGGTGCGCCGCAAAACCCGCGGGCGTTTGCTTTCCCGCGAGTTTCTGCAGCACCCACATGGCTGGCTCCGCCGCCCAGGTGTTGAGGCTGGATGCCGAGAGGTGTTTGATGCCGTGCTGTTCAAACGGATTCACGTTGCGGCCTTCCCAGTATAGGAGCCTTTAGCTTTTTTCAATACCTCACCCGTAATCCAAGTTGCGCGTTCACGCCGCGCCAACTCAAGGATGTCCAGCCAGTATAGCCGCGTAATACCTCGCGTTGGCCGCATCCAATTGTAGATAACCTGCTGATCCACACAGATTTTACTGGCAACGTGTTTCACGCCGCCAAGGGCTTTTATGATGTCGCATGTGGTCGCGTTTTTCATGGTGTGGGAGCATATAGTCATTTTGGCAACCTGTCAACACCCCAAAAAAA